GATCCCACGTACGATAAAAAATTATGACATTCATTATCCCAGACACAGTCTTATATGCGGGTGCGCTCGACTCAGCAACCCTTGGTATTGCTGTTGATTATCAAGAGAAGATAACAGTACCGACAGACAAGATTCGTAGTGTGAAGTTCTCTACCACTCCCTTTGATGGCGATGTAGGCGAGATCATTCATGCTCATTTGGGTGCTGGTATTGCGCCAAGTTATAATGCATGGATATCTAAAGATAATCCAGGAGACCCACCAATATATGGCAATTCTCTGGTGCAGAATCGTTCTGGATACTTTGTTATAGAATATGATCAGCGCGGTGAAGTTGGTTTCGACACTCGCATTGCAAAGTTGAATACATCAACAGACTACTTCATCAACATCGAGAAGTTTGACGACGAAGTCGGTGTACCAGAACTTATGCTCACTATCGAGACCACTCCAAATACTGCTACCTCTGGTTCGGGCAGCATAATCCCCGCACCAGCACCTACGCCTGAAGTGCCCAACCCACCACCAGTGTATTCGAGTACACCACAATTTCAGTACCCTCCAGAATGGAATGACACTCCCATTGTCATAGACGATGCACTAATCCTCCCGTCTGCATATCCTGGTTCGGTTAATGGTAAATTCCCCAACCCTACTTGCGGTTTTGGAAGTAGTGCTGTTCCCGCGCTTGGTATGTGCTTTCATCCTGCCAATGGATACTCGATATCATTCTTCGACACGCCAACTTGGGCGGGAATCCCCAACGAGATAGACTTTATCTTTGTGCGACCAGATCAGGTTCTTTCGATGCCTATAACAATGCCGAACTATACAGACTATTTCGCCACGATGCAGTTCATCGTACCAACAGCGGTTACAACATCACAGGCAGTCCTCTGGTTCTCGCGAGATCCTGGAATGGAAGCAATTGATGGTGTTGTTACGACACCTGCGGTAGAAGGATTCTTTTTAGACTATACAACGTCAAAAGAAATCTTTGATAAATCCGCTGAGGGACGGACCACACCTAAGATACCTCTCCTTGACGCAGGTGGTTCTTACCATCTCAACATCGCATATGCAACTAAGCAGTCGATAGATATAGATGACCCGAACGCTTATACGTTTGTTGATTATACCGTCCGAGGAAAAGTCGCTGGCCAGCGCGAAGTATATACGGGAAGAAGAGAAGTAAGACTTGGTCGGGTTGATTACAAGAGGGGAAACATTGCAAAAGAACCTTGGAACGGAAGGTTGCAGTCGAATATTTCTGCACGATATTTTGGCAGACCACCGCCCCGAGCAAATTACTATAATGGAGTGCTAAAGCGCAGTCTATACCACCGACAATGGTTTGGCCACGACCAACCATTCTTTGGTGTCCAAAACGCACCTTAATAGATTAGGCACAATCATGGCAATACCATTTCAATCAAACCTCAATAATATGGTCGCAACTGGCATACAGAATGCCAAAGGGACTGCGGACAACATCGCATCTTTGAGTGGCGGCACGATGCCCGAATCAGTGCGCACTGGAATCGCCAGTTATGTGGCAGGTGTGATGAAGGGTCTCGACCCTGACATCGCAGGAAACATTCCTCTGGAAATGTATACCACTGTCGCAGATATGATGCTGCCTTTCACACCTTCCTTGACAAAAGAATCCCTGTCTGCTGTATTACAGTCGAACAGCGTATTCGGTTCAATCAATGCAGGCGACTTCAATGTTGATGCTATCATAACAAATCAACTTGACGGTTTTGTGAACCTGTATGAGCAAAAACTACTGGCAGTCACAGGTGGGTTTGATGCGGTACTTGGCGCATTCGGCATCAGCGACCAACTCGCATCGATAACAGAGCAGTTGACAGGTGGCACAAGGTTGCTTATCTCATCATCATTCAGCGGTATTTTATCAGTATCAGAGTTGAGTAAAGTATCCGCAGATGTCATATACACGTTCATGGAGGGAAGTGGTTTCATTCAACCATTGCGTGATATCCCTAACCTGCCAGCAGCATCACTGACAAACCCATTTTTCAGCGATACGCTGATTCCAGACCCCACATCAGACATAGAACCACCACCACTTGCCCTCGACTTGGATACACTTTCGGGTGAGGGAAGAGATGAACTGGTTGCCATATATGTGAAGCAGGCGTCTGGGTCTCCTGCATCTATACGGCAACTAAAGGATACCTCGGCACAAACAAGAGGCACCATCGCAGGCACCATCAGTCAGGAAAACCCACTTCCTGGACCCAACCCATATGTGGTAGATGGTAATGAGTTCAACTTAGAATTTTCAAAGGACATTACTTCTGTTGAAGAACTCTCTGCTGACATGGCGACCATCACAAGACCTGTCAGTGAGATGGTCGTGCATTGGACGGAGACATACACTAATGCATACCTAAACGGATACAGTATGTATGATGACTCGTATACTTACCACCTGCTCATCCGCAGGGATGGTTCTGTGGAACGCGGGATGCCTATCAACTATTCAGGCAGACACTGCCCCACCAACAACCATAACGCATATTCTATTGGTGTTTGTTTTGTCGGAGGTCTTAATGTATCGAGTGGTTCTGACGATCTGTACGAAGTTGCTTCTGCCCGTTCACTGACTCTGTCTCAGTATAATTCTTTCTATCAAATAATGCAAACTTTCTTTGTCCATTTTCCTGGAGGTCAGGTTCTGGGTCACATGGACATTGACCCTGAGCAGGTAGACCCTGGATTTGACGTGAGGGAGTATGCTTTAAATAACTTCAGTAAACAAACTATGTACAGTAATTCATACGAACAGTCAGCACTGTCTCCGACAGACCTCCTTGAGATACTCGAGGGCAAAGGAATATCCAGTACTCCAGCACCACTAAATAAGAATATTGATATAGTGGAGCAAAACTTTTGACAACGAATAATTCAAAGATTGGTGATCGTCTAAACACTTCTGCAGGAGTGTGGGGGATCGAAGCAGAGTCTACTACAGGCGTCCCACAAGATGGATATGCTGACCCGACTGGTGAATATCCGAAAAGAGATAACTGGTTCCAGTCAAGCGTAAGCGGTGCTGCTCGTGGGATTATTATAAACGATCTCTGGTTGGGTGGATCAACTATGGGTGTCAGTTTTGACGTTCCATTCGCCACTTCTTCGATATATCCATTCAACCAAGCAAACACCACTCCTTCTGGTCACTCGTTCGAGATTGACGACACTCCAGGAAACGAGCGCATACTGATCAAGCATCACACAGGTGCTGGTGTAGAGTTGAAGCAAGACGGTTCTGTTGCCATTGCATCACGTTCACACCAAATACAGGTTGTTGGAGCAGACCATGAGTTGGTCGTAAGTGGAGCAGGAAACCTAACATACAATGGTGACCTGAACCTGACTGTCAATGGCGACTACAATGTCGACGTGGGCGGCACATATAACTTGAGGGTTGGAGCAAACTTCAACCACACTGTAAACGGATCTCACCTGACAGAAGTTGCTGACGTACACAGCACACTGGTTCGTGGCAACCAAGACGTGAAGGTCTGGGGTGACGTGTTTAACTTCTATTCTTCGGAGGTGAAATTTGTTTCGAAGAAAGACATACGGATGATTAGTGCCAGAGACTTCATTGTGAACTCTGCCAGACACAATCGATTCACAGCACAACAGAAATTCACTACCTCATCTGGTGCGAACACTGTTATCTCTGGTGATGACGTTGTCGTCACAGGAGCAACGGGAAAGATTGGTGGTGCGAATTTCATATACACTGGCAAACTATACACTGGTCCAGACGATGACAACGGTAGAAAAACTGTATTCCAAGGCAACCTCATAGGCAAAGCGTCCGAGGCACACACATCTAATTTTGCTCAGTACGCACAATCTGCTCACCGTTCACTTATGGCAACAGAAGCACTGCATGCAATTTATGCCACATCTGCTGCAATAGCAGGGTCAGCGGAAAATGCGGTATTAGCAACTCCTGATAGCACTGGTGAAGCAGGCGCAGCAGCAACAGCAGCAATCGCTGCTGCTGCAAAACCTTATGATGGATATACGGGAATGGATGGCATCCAAGATTTTATCGGGGAGTCAGAATATGAAAATTATGAAACGCCTATATATTCAATGTTCTGGGACGAAGATATTCGATACGCGATCTACAACCATGAAGACTTGGACACCTCCCACGATCTTGCTAAAGCACGCTCTGGGGTAGATACTCCATATGAATTCAGCACTACAAGAAACTGGTGGGAATTGTGGAATAATATTTCACCGTATGCTGTGCGGAGGGTTATTGTCGATAAGGACAATACCATTGAAAACAAGATATCTAAACTCGATCAGTATACACATTACTTCAAGTACACTCCAAGTACAGCAGAGATACGCTCGAAACTGAGGACTCTTGAGGGTGCTCAGGAAAGTAAGTCGGCACCAGATGGCCAACTTAATGGGGAACAATGCATTGTTTCCCTTGTGACTGAAAATAGATTGAACCCGAAATACTTCTTAGGTTCACCTACAGGAACTTATGGCGTGTTGAGGCGCAGTGGTGCATCTCCCACTCCTGCATTCGGTAAGACCCTCCTTGGTAATCCAATAGACAGGATTTCAAAGACATTCTTACCAAAGAATAGAAAGTCGGTTACCCGAACAATAGTTGCAGATCCAATATACAACCCAGATACGCAAACTGCTCCCATAAGCAGTTCGACCAAGTTGTCTAGGTCAACGACTATATCTAAATTCTTTGGCGCACCTGGATCCAAGTGCTCTATTGACTCAGTACCTATGCTTACTGACAGACAAAACCTTGCACGACAATGGTACTTGCACGCAGAGTTGATGGAAGCAGTCGCTGCTGTAAAGGAATTCTCATCGTATCGATTACAAGTTACCGAAGGGTATTACAAACCTGCCACTGGTATTCGCGAACAGTACGACCCATCAGTTTCGACGAGATCTCGATACTGGACAGAACCATTTAAGTATGAGTTGGGTGGTTTGCAAATACAAAAATCTCGAAACACGATACCACAAACCATAAGTGAATTGAAGCACAGTGGTCGTGCGGTTGTGTATACATTATATGATGCTCATGGTAAGATCGATTTTGCAGCAACATATGACCTCGCATTATACATCCGCGACCACCTGTTCTATGAGCAGTTGTCATTGGATTATGATACAACTCGTCCAGATGGAACGATGTCACAGCAGTTGATGGTCATCATGCCAGAAGTGACTCCTTCTTTTGAGGCAACTTATCGTATGTATGCGTGTACTTATTTCAACCGCAAAGTCTACTCGAGCAACGAACTTGTCCACATAGGTGAAACATAGGTTCAATAGACGGTTGAAAGGTGTATAAATAGATCCAGTAGATCAACTGGAGCGCACCATGGCACTACAAAGAATATCACCTGGACTGACGAAGTCGACGAAGGTTACAACGAAGAAGAAGTTCTATTCTGATATCGACCTTTCGTTCACCCCCAAGACGGGTAGTCCAGATGAGAATGGTGTATACACTGGGGACATATATAAAAAGTTAGATATCCGCGCTGTTGAACAAGCAGTGCAAAATATCCTAATGACAAACACCCTTGAAAAACCATTCGAACCAACGTTTGGTGCAAACATATCTGCAATGCTCTTTGATATGCACCTTAACTTCTCAGAATCTGTACTGACAACCAGAATAGAAACAGAAATCAAACGCTGGGAACCAAGGGCGCATGTAGAAAAGGTACAATACTACGTTGGTGATCAACTTATAGAGCAGGGTATCTCAAACTTTGGCGAACGTGTACTCAATACTGTCCGCATCATAGTTGAACTGACAATAAATAATAATGGATTCACAACGACCATTAATCTAAATAGGTTTCGATAATGACCACAACAATCAAATCAACTGAACTAGACTTTCAGACGATCAAAGAAAACCTCAAGACGTACCTGAAGACGACTGGAGAATTCAACGACTACGACTTTGAGGGTTCTGGCATAAGCAGCGTACTTGACGTTCTTGCATACAACACACACTACAATGCATTGCAAACAAACTTTGCCCTGAACGAATCTTTCCTTGTCACCGCACAGTTAAGACCATCTGTCATATCCCTTTCCGAGTCATTGGGTTACATTCCTGACTCCAAGAAGTCAGCAGAAATGAGTATAGCATTTTCCGTGAATGCTGTTGGTATTCCAGCACTCGACGAAAACTACACGATACAACCTGGACAACTAATTTGTCGTGGGTCGAGAGACGATATCGATTACACGTTCTCTAATAGACTCGCCCTTAAAGCAACAAGAAGTAATGGCATCTATACATTCTTTCCTGTAGCAGCACCAGACAACCCAATCGTAATCCACGAAGGCGACAACCGCACTCTACAATTCATAGTCGGTAATTCGAGTGATGCGGTCTATGTCCTTCCTGATCAAGAAATTGATATAGCAACAGCAATCATAAAGGTGTTTGAAGACCAAAGTTCTGCCATCACAGATGGTGGTGAGTTCTCCTTATACACAAATCTGCTTGACGCATCAACAGTCAGTTCTGCCTCTCGGTTATATGTTCTTCGCGAATCCCCTAATGCATACTATGAAGTTTCCTTTGGTAATGGCACCTCACTTGGTGTTGCACCGACTGGAGGACAGGTTGTCGAAGTAGATTATCTTCGAACCTCTGGGGACTTGGCGAATGGTATCTCTTCGGTAGAAGTTATATCCGACGTGATCCTTGGTTCGGTTGCAATTTCATCGAATAATGTATCCGTGAGTGTTATACAAAGAGCAGCAGGTGGTGGCGAGAAAGAAGACATTGAGTCGATTCGTAAGAACGCGCCATATCAGTTTGCTGCACAGAATAGAATGGTAACTTCTGACGACTACTCTACGCTGATACTAAAAAAATATTCTACATTTATCACTGACATCCAGTCATGGGGTGGCGAAGATAACCCAGAACCTGATTATGGTACGGTCTTCACTTCCATTGTATGGAAAGAGAATCTCAATGCCACAGCAATCTCTAACACCCGACAGGGCATCATCTCCCTTGCTGATCAGTTTCAGATTGCTTCTTTCTCTTTGACGTTCACTGACCCTATCGTAACATATATTTCTACTGAGGTATTCTTTCAGTTCAACCCTGCATTGTCTGGCGCGTCTCCGTCTTCCATTCGTGCAGGCGTCGACCAGTCCATTGCCGATTACTTCATAGAGAATACAGGAAAGTTTGGCCAAGTATTTCGCCAGTCTAACTTACTGACTGAAATCGATGCCACGGATCCTTCTGTGTTATCATCTCGCGTGAATATTATCGTTAACAGACGTGTTGTGCCACAGTTGGCGACAACAAGAAACTACACAGTTTCGTTTCCAACACCTATAAGAGATGCACAACAATCTACTTCTGCTTCCGTATACACTTCGCAGTTTTCTTATGAGAATCAGACTGTTACAATACGGAACAAACTCGATCAAAGGACTCAGGTCTCTGGTGCAGGTGTGACCCCTGTTATCTTTGAAATACAAGCAACAAGCACACTTGAGATGATTGATACAGAAGGTGTGGTTATTCTCGACAACGTGGGGTCATATGACAAGTTAACAGGCAATGTGACCATCACAGCACTGACTGTGCAATCAGTGCCCAACTCGGTGAACTATATAAAGGTATTCGCAGTTCCTGCCAACCAGTCTGTTATTAACTCTGTGCGGAATAATATCGTGAAGTATGATGCAGATCAATCATTCACTCAAGCAGTAATTGTTGACACTAGGTAGAATATATGTCCCTTGATAAAACGCTAACAGATATCTATCGTCGCGATATTAAATTCGATCGCTACGAAGTCGAGACTGTTCTCCCTGAACACTACTTGGAACGATATCCAAAACTCGTTGCTTTCCTCAAGGCATATTATAAGAGTCTAGAAGATTCATCAAACCCTGTCTCCGATATCAAAGACCTGATGGTCGCTCGGGACATAGTACAAACAAGAGAAGAATTTCTCTCATACATATCCAACGAACTGTTGTTAGGCAAACCATACTTCGAGTCTTTCAACGACAAACGATCTGCTCTTCAGTACTCCAGTCTGTTGTATCGGTCGAAGGGTACTGAGTTTTCGATCAAACAATTCTTCCGTATCTTCTTTGGTGTGGACATCGAAGTAGGTTATGGTCGTGATGAAATGTTTATCGTGGGAGAACCCACAGCAGAAACTGTAGAGTATACTGGTTCTGGTTCTATTTCCGATTCAGACTTCGATTTGACTTTCCCGAATGGTACTGTTGAAGTCACCACCCCATACGTTGACCCCACAGACTCGCTGACGAAGTATGCTCAGTTGATAGAAGGAGTGCACTTCAGTATTGACTACGCGAACAACAAGGTTGTCCTCCTCGTGCACGAAGACCCTGCCCTCGGTGTTGTTAATACACAAACGGGTGTTCTTCCAGATGGAGTAACAATACGCATACAGACAAACCTATCTACATTTACATCCATTGGTGCTGATGTAACGGACAAGCGCATAACTGATAACAAATTCTACCAACTGTATGGTTTGTTAGTTTCAACACCATTGTCCGTCAATTTATGGCAAGAAGCATATAAGACATTCGTCCACCCAGCAGGTATGTACCTCGCTGGCCAAGTAGCATTGTCGTCTACCTACTTGATGATTCGTGACATTCCGCTCGCGCAGCGTGCAATATGGCAGATCAGTAGTGGATTGGGAGCAATGCCAGATGCCATTATACAACCACCGCCACCTATACTGTTAGAATCAACAGCAAGAGTAATGCTTGCTCAGAACAATCTGGGTTTACATTCAACTTCCTATGCAGAGATTGGTCCAGGTCCAAATGGATATAAGGTACTGTCTCGTATTAACGATCAATTCAAACCACAAACAGTGGCGAACTGGCATACCCAGTACGAGAATATGGCAGACGCAGATGACATCAACGCTCGTACAATGGATGAGACATACATTGATATGTCTAACATCATCAACCTGATGGACGAAGATGTTTGGCACTACGACTATGTACACCCAATTGAAAATGTTCCGATATACGGGTACAATGACCCATTTACAGGGGGAGACGGAAGTGAGGGAGGTCAACCTCCCGAATCCCACACTGGCAGCGGCACCGTAGTGTCAACAGATTCCACCATTGATATCACTGCTACCCTGACTGTTTCTGGGTTGCTGAGCAGGTCTGAATTCATTGACCCCGACACCGCTATTGCATCACCCATGTGGAGGATGACCAACAACGCAGTCGTGAGAGACTACCACAACTATCACAATACTCAGTCTTGGAGTCACGATGGCCAGTACCTGCTTGCTGATAGATGGACCGATGGTTCGAGTGGTGGAGGAAGACAAGTACGATTACTAGACTTGGCCAATGACTCCGACCAATTTGTTGCTTTTGGTGCCGATCCTCGCTGGGGCAAGACCGACAACACATTATTCTTCATCGAATACACCTCCACAGGTGGCCAGAAGTATGACACATCATCCAACTCAGGTGTTGCAGTTAAACGATACACTGTCGCGACCGACACTATAGAAACTATCGGTTATGGTATAGAGAATTTGGGTGAAACTAGCGCAAACGATTCACACATCTATGGTGTTCAGCGTTACCGCGATTGGGACGATATCAATGTCCACAACCCGATACTGTCGGGAGAATATAAATCAGTCCGACTTGAAAATGACGGAACTGTTAATATCCCGACTCAGTTGGGCGATGGATCTGGCAAGCGACCACTGCCCAACCCCGACGTCAACCGCCCTGTTGTTATGATGAGAAATAAAACAGCAGGAGAGAACGAGACTACTGCACCATTCGGGCAAAGTCGTAGTTGGTCTGACCTTGATGGCGGTAACATCCGCAAGGCGACAACTTTCTTGGGCGATGGCCACCAGTGCTGGTCTGGCGATGGTATGTGGCATCTGATCGGCAACCAGCAATTGGTTGGTCGTAAGTGGGACGAACCGTGGCCAAGTAACATGGAACGACTTGCAAACTCTCGTGT